GCGGGTTATGGTGCAGGTAAAACCCGAAGTCTTTGTGCTAAAGCTGTACAGTTGGCAATAAGTAATCAAGGTTTTACAGGTGCAGTCATGGAACCAACTGCACCTCTTATTCGTGATATTTGGCAGAATGATTTTGAAACTTTTTTGGAAAATTATGGCATTCCATATACGTTGAGGCAGTCCCCATTACCAGAATATTCTTTACATTTGCCAGATGGGGAGGCGAAGATCTTATGTAGGTCGTTTGAGAATTGGTCAAGAATTATCGGTCTTAACTTAGCATGGGTTCTTGCAGATGAGATTGATACTGTCTCACCAAGCATTGCAGATCGTGCTTTTCCTCGTATTCTTGCAAGACTTCGTAGTGGCAATCAAAGACAGTTTGGTGTAGCGTCTACACCTGAAGGTTTTAGGTGGATGTGGAATACTTTTGGTAGTAATGAAGCTAAAACAAAGACTGATAGACGACTAATAAAAATGAGGACTTATGATAATCCACACTTACCTGCCGATTTTATTACAAGACTTGAAGAGAACTATGAGTCTGGGTTATTACAAGCCTATTTGAATGGCGAGTTCTGTAATATAACAACAGGTGTAGTTTATAGTCGCTTCGATAGAGCTACCCATGTTATTGAAGAAAGGCCAAATATAGAAAACGAACCACTTAGAATCGGTATCGACTTTAATATTGGTAATACTAATGCTGTGATTGGGCTTGCTATAGGTGATTCAATGACCATCTTTGATGAAATAAATGCTAGTTATGACACTGACACTTTGGCAAAAGAGATTAAAAGCAGATATCCGCTTAACAAAATTTATATCTACCCTGACGCTTCAGGCGGTAATAGAAGCACAAATGCTACAAAAACCGACATCCAAATACTTGAGAGCTACGGATTTGTTAATCAATCCGCAGCCTCAAATCCACCAATAAGAGATAGAGTTAATTCTGTTCAGCGATTATTCGAAGATGGTAGAGGTAACATTAGATTAAAAATTCACAGTTCTGCAAAAAAATTAATCGAGTGTCTTGAGTTGCAAAGTTATACTGAAAAAGGTGACCCTGACAAAGAAGCTGGTTATGACCATATGGTAGATGCACTTGGGTACATCTGTTGGAGGTTGTTTAATCCATTACATATGGGTGCTGGTCGAAGAACTGGTGTTAGGCTTTACTAAGAAAAGCTATTACACTGTAATTAATTAAGGAGTTTTAAAGTGTACTCAGGTTATAACTATTACGACAGAGAAACAAGCTCACAAGGAAAAGAGATAAATGACCCAAATGCTATTTGGTTTCAACAAGAACCTCATTGGATGCTTATAGAAGATTTGTTAGGTGGTACATATCAAATGAGAAGAAGGCATAGACGATACTTGCCACAAGAACCTAGAGAATTAGATGAAAGCTACGATAACAGACTTGCTCGTTCTGTTTGCCCACCTTTTTATTTACGTCTTGAAAGAATGCTTGCAGGTATGCTTACAAGAAAACCTGTCAGATTAAATGAAACTTCAGATCAAATACGAGAAAATTTATTTGATGTAGATCTTCAAGGTAATGATCTAAACGTCTGGACTTACGAGACTACAAGAAAGATGGTTAGATATGGTCATGTTGGTGTTCTTGTTGATGCACCGAAATCTAATCAAGGTGGCAGACCTTACTGGGTTACATATACTCCAAGAGATATATTGGGATTCAGAACTGAAATGATTGAGGGAGAAGTTAAATTCACACAGTTAAGGTTACAAGAAAAGGTTTCAGTACCTGATGGTTTATACGGTGAGAAAATAGTAGATCAAATTAGATTTCTACAAAGAGGCTCATATGAAATTTATCAGAAAGGTAAGAATAATAAATTTGTAAAAGTTGACGAGGGAACTACATCACTTTCAGAAATACCATTTAGTGTTGCATATGCAAACAGATTAAACCTACTTGAATCCAGACCACCAATGGCAGATATAGCTGAATTAAATTTAAAAGCATATCAAATACAATCAGATCTTGATAATCAATTACATATATCCGCTGTACCTATGCTTGCTTTTTATGGGTTTCCGCAAAACTCCGAAGAAGTTTCTGCGGGACCCGGCGAAGCTATAGCTTTTCCTGCTGATGGTCGAGCAGAATATATAGAACCTGCAGGTCGTAGTTATGATGCACAGTTTAAAAGACTTGATAATTTATCTAATCAAATAAATGAATTAGGTCTTGCTGCAGTATTAGGTCAAAAATTGTCGGCAGAAACCGCAGAAGCAAAAAGAATCGACAGGTCACAGGGCGACTCAACAATGATGGTGGTAGCACAACAGATGCAAGATATGATAGATAACTGTTTAGTTTTTCATGGCCAATACCTCAATGCTGAGGCAGGTAGTTGTTTTGTAAATAGAGACTTCTTATCACAAAGACTTGAACCTCAAGAGATACAAGCATTGTTGCAACTTTATACTGCAGGTTCAATTACACAAGAAACTTTATTAAAGCAATTACATGAAGGCGAAGTATTAGGTGATGAATTTGATGTAGAAGAAGAAATTGAATCAACACAAAGAGGTGAACTGGTTGAATCTAAAAAGCCTGAAGAACCTGAAGAGCCTGAAGAACCTGAAGATGAATCAGAAGAAGAGACAGATGAAGAATAAGTTATGTCAATACCAGAAAGCTTTTATAGGCAATCTATTGATTTAAATAGATACAGCAATCGAGTGGCAAGAGAAATAGTCACTAACTACAATAATGTAGTTTTAGATTTAACTAATAAATTAGCAACCATTGATGAAGTTACTGCACCTGCAACTGTTGCTCGTATCAGATCAATGTTGGTGCAATTCAAAGAAAGTTTAGAAGGTTGGTCTGTTGAGAATACAAAGTATATGGCAGACCAAATGCAAGCGTTAGCAGTATTTCAAACTGAATTTGTTGCAAATGAATTACAAAAAGTCTTACCTCGTGGTGCAGCAAACGTAAACACAGTACAAGTTTCTGGTGATTTTGCTAGAAGTATTGTTTATACAGACCCAACAAGAGTAAATATTCTGACATTACCAACACTAGAATCACAAGTAGGTAGAACTTTTAGTCTTACAGCAGCAAAAGGTTCAACTATAACTTTACCTAGTGGTCAAGTTATAGAAAAAGCATTTCGTGGCATAGCATCATCACAAGCTGATTTAATTGCAAGAGAAGTAAGAGTTGGTATAACAGAAGGCGAATCTTTAACAAAAATATCTAAAAGGTTAAGGGGTCGACTGCAATTTGGCAGAAATCAAGAAATGACAGCAAAAGCACAAGCACTTGCTGGCGGTAATGGGATGAAATTAGCCAATAATCAAGTAAGAACAATTGTCAGAACAACTGTTAATCAAGTGCAAACTATGGCAAGTCAAGAAGTTTATGCTGCAAACCAAGATGTAACTGAAAGATATGAATATGTAGCGACTTTGGACTCAAAAACAACTGCACTTTGTGGCAGTTTGGATGGTAAAACTTTTAGATATGGTGAAGGTCCAATGCCACCTCAACATTTTAACTGCAGATCAACAACTGTACCTGTTATTGATGATGATGATTTAAGAAGAAGATTTCCTGACACAAGACCAAGTAGTGTTGGTCGTGTGTCACAAGATGAAAGTTATCCCGATTGGTTAAATAAAAATCCAAGTATGCAAACCGAAGCCCTTGGAAACAAAAAACCTTTTTTCAACTATTTAGTTAAAACAAAGAACAAAAGTCCAAGAGAAGCTTTGCGTCAGATAATAAGAGATGATGGTTCTGAGTTATCTTTAAAAGATTTAATGAAAAAATATCCAAAGGCAATTTAAAAGTTATACTAGAAATAGTTGCTTAGTTAATCATGCCAATGGGAAAGGGAACTTATGGTTCAAAAATGGGTAGACCACCTAAGAAAAAAAAGAAAATTAAAAAAGGTGGTAAAAAATAATGGCAAAAAGTTTACTCGAAAAATTAGCTGAAGCTAAGAAACCTAAAAAGAAAAATGCCAAAAAAGAGGAAAGTACCAAAGGATAAGAAAACCGGTATACCAACCGCTTATTTGAAAGGTGCTAGAAATAAAGCAACGAAAGCTGCTGAAATCAAACGTACTGCTGCACTTTACAAGGCAGGTAAGTATATTGATATTAAGGCTGTTCAACAATCAAGGGTTAACCAAGATGTCACAAAAAAGTCGAAGAAGTCCACTAAACGCCGCAACAAAAAAAGCACTAAGAGCTAAGGCTGAAGGGACACGTTTTAAGTATAGTGAACTTGCATCTGTTTACAGAAAGGGTCAAGGTGCTTATTTATCTAGTGGTAGTCGTAACGTATCAATGGCAGCTTGGTCAATGGCAAGAGTTAACAGTTATATGAGAGGTGGACCTGCTAGAAAAGTTGATAGAGATATTTACACAAGAGCAAGGAAGCGAAAATGACAGTTAAACGTGGGTCTGAGACATTTAGTGGGTTCAATAAACCAAAAAGAACACCAAACCACCCAACATCAAGTCATGCAGTCTTAGCCAAAGAAGGAGACAAAGTTAAATTAATTAGATTTGGTCAACAAGGTGTTAGAGGTGCAGGTAAAAAACCACAATCTGATAAGCAAAAAGCAAGAAGAAAATCTTTTCTTGCTCGTCACGCAAAGAATATAGCAAAAGGTAAAATGTCTGCAGCTTTTTGGGCTGCAAAAGTCAAATGGTAGTATTAGTATTATAATACCTTTAAGTTTACGACTTATTTATGTCTGAAGAAACCAAAGAAGTGGCTACGTCACCAGAAAACAATGCAGAACTTGAGCAATTAAGGGAATCTGTAAAAAAATTAGAAGCAAAAAACTATGAATTGATTGGTAAATTAAAGAATCAAAAACCTTCTTCAGAAAAACAAGTGCCAGAAGATTACGAAGCACTTCTTGCCTTTAAGCAAAAGCGTGAACAAGAAGATTTAGAAAGAGAAGGAAAGTATGAAGAATCAAAGAGTTTATTAGAACAACAATATCGAGACAAGTCTGCAGAAGATAAAGAGAAGATACAAAAACTTGAAGCAAGAAATAAAGAGCTTGAATTAATTGCACCTTCTTTACAAGCACTATCTGAAATAACTCACGACCCAGAACTTGTATTAAACAACTTAGTACCAAAAGATCAAATACAAATTAAGGATGGTAAGCCAATTGTCGTAGATGGCTACGAACAATTGCCTGTAGAAGAATATGTAAAAGCAAAACTCGAAAAAGAAAAACCATATTTATTAAAAAATAGGCAAGCAACAGGTGGAGGTGCACCTATATCAAGGCCAAGCAATGATAATTTTTCAGAAGATATGTTAAAACCATTTTTAAAATCAAGTGAAGATATTACAGAACAAGGTCGTATATATAAAACTTATGGTAAGGAAACTTGGCAAAAGTTGAGAGAAATTGCTAAAACACGTTAGTATGTAAATATTAGGCAAGGCTACGCTAAGTCAAATAGGGTTACGCCCACATCCGTTAATTTTTTATTCTTGAACAAATGGCAGTTCTCAGGAGTGATATTATCGTTCCAGAGGTATTTACCCCATATGTCATAGAGCAAACTACTGCTAGAGATTCATTTCTTGCAAGCGGTGTGGTTGCACCTATGGCTGAGTTAAATGCTACTGAGGGTGGTGATTTCGTTAATGTACCTTTTTTCTCTGCAAACTTAAGCGGAGATTTCGAAGTTTTATCAGATTCTTCTTCATTGACACCCGGCAAAATCTCGACTGACAAACAAGTTGGTGTGATTTTACACAGAGGTCGTGCTTTCGAATCTAGAGATTTAGCTGCATTGGCAGCAGGCTCAGACCCAATGGCAGCAATCGGTCAAAAGATTGGTGCTTACATTGCAAACCAAAGACAAAAAGATTTGTTGGC